ACCGGATGGCCGCGCGATTTTTTTAATGGGCCCCACCACTAACTGACAAAGACATCTCCACCAATTAAAAGAGCTCTTCAGAGCTTAATTGTTATGTGGTCCCCTATTTAAACTTCGCCACCAAGTAGTGCATTGCGCACTATGTGGGATCCATTAGTAAACGAGTTTCCCGAAACCGTTCACGGTTTTAGATGTATGTTAGCAGTTAAATATCTGCAGTTAGTAGAGAAGACTTATGCTCCTGACACATTGGGGCACGATTTAATTAGGGATTTAATTTCAGTAATTAGGGCTAGAAATTATGTCGAAGCGTCCAGCAGATATAATCATTTCCACGCCCGCTTCGAAGGTACGCCGTCGTCTCAACTTCGACAGCCCATATGTGAACCGTGCTGCTGCCCCCATTGTCCGCGTCACCAAAGCAAAGGCATGGGCGAACAGACCCATGTACCGGAAGCCCAGGATGTACAGGATGTACAGAAGCCCAGATGTCCCAAGGGGATGTGAAGGCCCATGTAAGGTGCAGTCTTTTGATGCGAAGAATGATATTGGTCACATGGGTAAGGTTATTTGTCTTTCTGATGTTACTAGGGGTATTGGGCTGACCCATCGAGTAGGGAAACGTTTCTGTGTGAAGTCATTGTATGTTTTAGGTAAGATATGGATGGACGAGAACATGAGGTACAAGAAGGATACGAATCTCGTTATGTTTTTCCTTGTTCGTGATCGACGTCCTACAGATAAACCACAAGATTTTGGTGAAGTATTCAATATGTTTGATAATGAGCCCTCTACGGCTACTGTGAAGAACGACCAGCGTGATCGTTTTCAGGTGTTGAGGAGGTTTCAAGCAACAGTCACAGGTGGTCAATATGCTGCTAAGGAACAAGCTATAATTAGGAAATTTTATCGTGTTAACAATTATGTGGTGTATAATCACCAGGAAGCTGGGAAGTATGAAAATCACACTGAGAATGCTTTGTTGTTGTATATGGCATGTACTCATGCTTCTAACCCTGTGTATGCTACTTTGAAAGTTAGGAGTTACTTCTACGATTCTGTAACAAATTAACATTAATAAAGATTGAATTTTATTGAATATGATTGGTCTACATATACAACGTGATGTAATACATTCCATAATACATGATCAACCGATTTAATTGAGATTACACCTAGATTGTTTAAATACTTGAGAACTTGGGTTTGAAATACCCTTAAGAAAAGACCAGTCGGAGGGTGTGAGGTCATCCAGATTCGGAAGGCTAGGAAACATTTGTGCATCCCCAACGCTTTCCTCAGGTTGTGATTGAACTGTATCTGAACGGTGATGATGTCTTCCTTCATTAAGAATGGCCTGTTGTGGTGTTCTGTTATCTTGAAATACAGGGGATTTTGAATCTCCCAGATAAACACGCCATTCTCTGCTTGAGCTGCAGTGATGGGTTCCCCTGTGCGTGAATCCATGATCGTGGCAGGCTATGGATATGAAGTATGAACACCCACACGGTAGATCAACTCGTCGACGCCTGATCCCCTTCTTGGCTTCCCTGTGCTGCACTTTGATTGGTACCTGAGTATAATGGGCCTTCAAGGGTGATGAAGGTCGCATTCTTTAAAGCCCAATTCTTGAGTGCACTATTTTTCTCTTCATCCAAGAACTCTTTATAGCTGGAATTGGGTCCTGGATTGCAGAGGAAGATAGTGGGAATTCCGCCTTTAATTTGAACTGGCTTACCGTACTTCGTGTTTGATTGCCAGTCCTTTTGGGACCCCATGAATTCCTTAAAGTGCTTTAAGTAGTGGGGATCGACGTCGTCGATGACGTTATACCATGCATCATTGCTGTAAACCCTAGGACTCAAGTCCAGATGCCCGCGTAAATAGTTGTGTGGGCCTAAAGACCTAGCCCACATTGTCTTCCCAGTACGACTATCTCCCTCAATTACTATACTTTGAGGTCTCAGGGGCCGCGCAGCGGCGTCGACAACATTTTCCGACGCCCACTCTTCAAGTTCTTCTGGAACTTGATTGAAAGAAGAAGAGGAAAAAGGAGAAACATAAGGAGCTGGTGGCTCCTGAAATATCCTGTCTAGATTTGCATTTAAATTATGAAATTGTAGTACAAAATCTTTAGGAGCTAGTTCCTTAATGACTCTAAGAGCCTCTGACTTACTTCCCGCGTTAAGTGCTGCGGCGTAAGCGTCGTTGGCTGTCTGCTGCCCTCCTCTTGCTGACCTTCCGTCGATCTGAAATTGGCCCCATTCGAGAATGTCCCCGTCCTTGTCGATGTAGGACTTGACGTCGGAGCTGGTTTTAGCTCCCTGAATGTTCGGATGGAAATGTGCTGACCTGTTTGGGGATGTGAGGTCGAAGAATCTGTTGTTTTGGCACTTGTATTTTCCTTCGAATTGGATGAGAACATGCAGGTGAGGAGTCCCATCTTCGTGGAGTTCTCTGCAGATTCTAATGAATTTTTTATTAGTAGGGGTTTGTAGGTTTAGGAATTGGGAAAGTGCTTCTTCTTTAGTGAGGGAGCACTTTGGATAAGTGAGAAAATAATTTTTGGCATTTATCTGAAATCGTTTGGGTTGAGGCATGTTGACTAAGTCAATCGGTACTCAATAAACTTGGCTATGCAATTGGGGAATGGTACTCAATATATAGGTGAGTACCAAATGGCATGATTGTAATTTGGTAAAGTGTGATTTGAAATTCAAAACCCTCACGCTCCAAAGCGGCCATCCGTATAATATT